TACCGGCTACAGATTGATTGTAGTCGCTACCCTAAAACAGTTATAGGCAGAGGTCTATAAGCACCTTTGCTTTTTAAAAGTGGAGGTGCTTTTCTTATGGCTAGTCAGAGCCTTATTTCCACAGTTGATAGTTACGAAAATTACATAGAGAGAAACGGAATAGACGAGCAAGTAATTAATGCCTATGTAGACGCTTGCAGTGTAGCCATAAATGGCGAGAAAGATATTGAGTATGGACTACAGCTCACTAAGAGGGCAAAAGAGCTTATAGAGGACTTCTGCACGGCTAAAACAGGTGGCATGATTTGGGATTTAGAAAAATACGCATTCAACCACAAAACCACATATGAGCTGATAAACAAAAAGTATGAGGTTTTGTTGCTTGAAGCTCAAAACAAAATAGTCGACAGCTATTTTCAGTACATAGAGAAAAAGCGTGAGCCTAAAGACCGATTTTATATGCCACGTAGGAAACAACTAATCAAAATCGGACTCGTGGATGCTTTGCAAGGCATGATTGATGATAAATACGACATATTGTGCGTGAGCCTAGTGCCAGGAGCTGGAAAGAGTACGATTGAGAAATTTTTTCATTCGGCAGTTGCCGGTTGGTTTCCAAAAGACTACAGCCTATTTTATTCACACAGTGGTGACATTACACGAATGTACTATGATGGAGTATACGACATTGTTACCAATGATGATGATTATGCGTGGCATGACATTTTTCCTAATCTATCAGTTACAAGCACGAATGCCAAAATGGAGCAATTTAATATTGGCAAATACAAACCTTTTCCGTCAGTGCAATGTACTTCTGTTGGAAGTAAGAATGCCGGAAAAGTCCGTGCAAGTAAATTTTTGCTAGTTGATGATATGATAGGCGGAATTGAGGAAGCCTTAAATCCTACAATACTTGATAAATTATGGGATAAATACGCGGTAGACGCAAGACAGCGTAAGACACAAGACACAGACGGAAAGCCATGCAAAGAGATACATATTGCCACTCGTTGGAGCGTACATGATGTTATCGGACGCATTCAAAATATGTATATTGGAAATCCGAGAGTCAAAACAATATCAGTACCCGATGTGGACCCGACAACAGGGGAAAGCAATTTTGATTATGAGTATGGTGGTTTTACGAAAGAGTTTTTTGCGGACCAACAATTACTCATGGACGAAATCTCTTACCGATGTTTGTATAAACAGGAACCTATCGAGCGTGAGGGACTATTGTTTCCCGATGATAAAATCCGCAGATACTTCAATCTGCCACATGGCGAGCCGGAAATTATCACAGCTCAATGTGATACAAAAGGAAAAGGCACAGACTATTTTGTTATGCCAATACTGCAAAAATATGGCGAGGATTATTATTGTATTGATTGCGTGTGCGATAATACGGCAGACTATGAAATGCAGTATGAAAATGCGTCAAACACATTAGTAAATAATCAGGTACAAGAGTGTGAGTTTGAGCGTAATGCCGGTGGTGACAGAGTGGCTATGGAAGTCAATAAGCGAGTTGAAAACAAAGGGTGGATATGCAACATCACTGATGTACCGACAGAGACAAATAAGGAAGCACGTATTTTTCAGTGCTCTAACTGGATTTTACAACATATTATTTTCAAAGACCAATCACTTTATAAGCCCAATGAGCCTTATGGAGTAATGGTATCACTGTTGAAACGATATTCAGTAACAGGCAAAAAACAGCTTGATGATGTTCCTGATGTTTTTTCAAACTTTGCCTTAAGAATGACACAAGGCAGTAGAATAGCAAAGGTTGAAGCAGTACACAATCCGTTCAGAGGAGGGCTTTATTAATGACAAAGGAAGTTTTATCACAGTATTCAGACTTACAAGAGGAAATCAAAGAGGTCAGAAAGAAAATTGCTAAATTGCAAGATGACCTTAAAAAGATAGAAAGTGGAGAAAGCGTGATTGACACTGTGTCAGGAGGCATGGGTGGCACACAGCACTTCAAAATCGAGGGTGTACCATACCCCGAATACGGACGCAAGCGCACATTATTGTACTCGAGAATGACTACGTTACAGCTTTTACAAGATGATTTGCTTGAAAAGACAAACGATGTAGAGGAGTTTATAGCAAGCCTTGATGATAGCAGAATGAGAAGAATAATTAATTTTAGATTTTTGGAAAATAAATCATGGTTACAGACGGCATATGCGCTTGGCGGTAAAGCCACGGCAGATAGCGTAAGAATGGAGTTTGAAAGATTTTTTAAGAAAATGTAAGTTTGTTCGTTCGGTTCGCTTAGAATGTGATAATGTTTAAGATGAAAAAAATGTAATTCGTTCATTACGAAAATCTCTTTTAGAAATGGCACTCACAGATTGTGGGTGCTATTTTTAGTGAAACGAGGACAACATGAATAATCAGAATATTGTACCAACAGGAAAACGAAGTGTAATGTGCCCTCGTTGCGGTAAATTGCTAACGTGGGTGAATAAAAATGATAAGAAGCACCACAAGGTAATGTGTACGCACTGCCGTAAATGGATATGGTTTTGGGCTGGCACACAAGAATTTCAAATAAAAGAGGTTCCACAGAGAACTTCTGCAAGTGGCATGAGGTTTTATTGATGTATAGATATGCGCATAAAAACGTAAGACCTTTTTCAGCTGTCTGCCATAATAATTACGGCAGACAAGTTATTTTCACACGTAAAAGGCAAATCACAAAAAATAACATAATCGAAGAACTGAATAAAGCACTTGTGATTCACGAGCAAAACGCTATTGAGATTGAGTATCTTGACAGATACTATCGTGGCGACCAACCGATTTTGTATCGACAAAAGGTAAATCGTCCGGAAATCAATAACAAGATTGCTGTAAATCTTGCGTATGAGCTTGTTGAGCGTAAAACCGCAGAGATGTGTGCCGAGCCAATCCAATATGTGCTACGTGGCACTGATAACCATAAGTCGGAAGAAATCACACAGCTTAACATTACAATGGACTCGGAAAGCAAACAGGAGTGCGATATAGACATACATCGTTGGAGAAGTATATGCGGTACCGGCTACAGATTTATCGGTAATGACGACGGACAAGGACAGTTGCTTGATGAGAGCGATTTTTCTTTATCGTCTGAAAATCCGATGTATACGTTTGTTGTGTACTACTCAAATGGACGTCCGGCATTCTCTTGCCAAATCGGAGAGGACGAGAACGGAGCAGATATTTATTATGTGTTCACTGACAATGAGTGGTTTGATATTCGCAATGACAAGATTTATGCAAGCGGAATAAACGGCAACAGAGCAATTCCGGTGATTGAATATCCGAACAATGCAAGGCGATTATCTGACATTGAAATGACTATTGCAATTACAGACGCTATCAACGTGCTTACATCGGACAGAATTAATGGAGTCGAGCAGTTTGTGTCTGCATGGGTGAAATTCGTTAATTGTGAGATTGACATAGATACATTCAGAAAAATGCGACAAGAGGGAGCATTAGTCGTTAAATCTAACAATGGCTCGGACAACAAGGCTGATGTTGATGTAATGACGAGCGAGCTTAATCAGACAGAGGGGCAAGTAGTTTTTACTGACCTTTTTGAAAGATTTTTAAGCATTCAAGGTCTCGCAAATCGTCAGGGCAACACAGGCGGTGACACCGGTTCTGCCGTAGAACTGAGAAACGGACATTACGATGCCGGACTTAGGACGGCTATTAATGAGCCTATCCTTAAGAAATCAGAGAGAATGGCACTTAGGCTTATTCTTAACAGGCTGAGAATTAATAAGGGCTTTACGCTTATGCCTAGTGATGTTGAGATACACATTAATCATAACAAGCTAGATAACATGCTTGTTAAGGCAGAGGTGCTTGAAATATTACTTAGGTGCGGTATCAATTACAAGAGAGCTGTTAAGACGATTGACATGTTTAGTGACCCTGAACAAGTTACTCTCGAAAGTGCTAAGCGGATGGAAATGCTATTCCCGGAAGAACAGCCGACAACAGCTACATCTAACAATAAGAACAATGGAAAGACAGCCGATGAATAATTGGCTGTCAATTTATTTTGGAGCTTGATATGGCAGACGAAATCCACGCACTTAACAAAAATGAAATACAAGACATAGATTATGAAACATATTTTGGTGAGATGGATTTATCTGACGAGGAAAAGGAAGATAGAAAAAAGCTTGCTGAAAAGTTTGAAAAAATCTTTGTTATGCTATTTGCCTTGTTATCCGGAAAAGAAGAAACAGAGATAACAACTATCACCAAAGAATTTATCATCAGATATGAGAGCATTGCCACGCAGTATTGCAAGGCAAAGAGAACACCCTCATATATTACGGATTATGCCCGGTACATCGTGAATGAAGTAGTTGACGCTACCACACAAAATACTGAAATAGAGTATTTTACTTCACGGAAGCGTGCCAAAAATGTAGCTGCGAATGAAGCTAATGCAGTCGGCAATTACAGATTGCAAACTGATATGGTGAAACAAGGTTACAAAACAAAAGAGTGGCGCTCAAAAGAAGATTCACATGTCAGACCTACACATGCAGAAGTTGACAGAAAGAGAATTGATATTTTTGAGCCGTTTGAAGTTGGAAACTCACTTATGATGTTTCCGAAAGACCATTCTTTAGGGGCACAAGTAAAAGAAATAGCAGGGTGCAGATGTACCCTTAGATATTTTAAATAATCAGCGATTGCCAATTATGGCAGTCGTTTTTTATTATACAAAATTTGCAGTTGTGCGTTAAACAACAGAAAAACTCGGCTGGTGCGACCAGCGATAACAAAAGCGTGAGTTACGGAGGTAATGAAATGACAAGAAATGATGTTTTGAAGCTTTTTCCGGACGCAACGGATGAGCAGATAACGAATCTGCTTAACAAGAGCGGTGAGGAAATGGCAAGAGAGAAAGAGAAAGCCAATCAGTATAAGGCTAAAGCTGACAAAGCTGACGAGCTGCAGACACAGCTTGATGAGCTACAGAATGGCAACATGACTGAACTTGAAAAGGCAAATAAAGCCTTAGAGACAGCCAATCAGCAGATAGCCAAGCTACAGAAAGATAACGCTGTCAGAGACTTGCGCGAGAAGGCTATGTCAGATTTTGGAATTACAGCAGAACAGGTAAAGACAGTAGTAAAAGAGGATGGCTCTTTTGACACAACATCACTTGGCAAGATTATTTCCGACATGAAAGCCAATGCAATCGCGGAGTATGAGAAAAACGCACTCAACAATACTCCGAATCCGAGCAATGGCGGTAACAATAATGAACCCGACTCAAAGCCAGCAGATGTAGCAAATGCAGAACAAATCTCATTCGGTACAGTTGCAAGTACAGAGAGTCAAAACAGCTATGTAATTTAAAACAGGAGGTAGAACGATGGGAAAACCAATCGTAAGAGACTTTACACAGGGTAAAGGAATTTTAAAATTTTTCCCTTATGAGGGTGCAGCGTGCCTTGTGCCACAGACTATGGTAACAAGCGCAGATGGAAACGGAATGAAGATTGTGCCGGCCGGTACACCATTCCCAAGCAATGACGCAGAGTGCAAGGGCTATCTGTTACACGATGTAGATGTAACGATGGGTGACGCACCTGGAACATATGTATATCAGGGAACTATTGATTGGGAGAAAGTTAAGTCTCTTTCAATCGCAGATGAAGCTAGAACTGCAACACCTAGAGTTACTTTCTATGGCGCGCCAAAGATTGTAGCAAGTCAGGCTTAAAAGGAGGTAGAAGAACATGGCATTACCATTAGCAGAAGCATTTACAGCGAGAAGCCTCGGTGTAATGTGGGGTAACTACAAAAAGACATTAGGAACTGCCCCTTATCTTGGCAGACAGAAATTTGGAACACGTAAACAGGACTCACTCGACCTTAGATTTATCAAGGGCAAGAACGGACTGCCGGTATCACTCAAAGCTTCAAACTTTGATGCACAGGCAGAGTTAAGAGATGTTGGAGGCTTCTCTGACATTCAGAACTCAATGCCATTTTATCGTGAGGGATATATGGTAACAGAGAAAGAGGAACAGGAGTACGACAATTACAGAACTTCTGAGAACTCAAGCCTTGCCAATAACGTATTACGTGAAATCTCAAAGAAACCAATGATGTTAATTGAGGGTGCATTAGTTGTACCGGAGAGACAGATTTGGCAGTTACTTGCACCTACAGATGGTGTACCAAAGGTAAAGGTTGTACTTGGCGATAAGAACTATGTCGTTGATTACACAGCCGACAATGGTGCAGAGCATAAGGAAAAGCACTTTAAGTCAATTACCGGCACAAGTGCATGGGATAAGCCTACCACATGTGCACCGCTTGATGACCTTATCACAGCTCGTAGAGACTTTGCAAAGGCTACAGGCTACTCACTTACACGTTTTACCATGAATACAGAGACTTGGGAAATGGTGCTTAAGGCAGAGGACACAAAGAAACAGGTACTCGGTATCACTGCTTACAATGGCGGTATCAGATTACAGCAAGGACAGGTTACTGAATACCTTAGAGGATATGGTATCGAGATTGAAGTATACGATAAGCTCTATGTTGACGAGTCAGGGCAGACACAGTACTTTGTACCAACAGGTATTGTATCTGCGCAGTCTGCCGGAGTATTCCTCGGCGATTACACATTCGGTAAGACTCCAGAGGAAAGAAGCGGAAGTATCACAGACGGAAACCTCTCACTTGTTGAGACAGGTGTATCTGTATACACATATGCTACAAATCATCCTATCAATACTCACTGTATCGTATCTATGATTGGATTACCTACATTCGAGGGTATGGATAGCGTTATGGTTCTCAAAGTTAAGGAGGATTAAGGCTTATGATAGCAACGCACTCTATAAAGCATGATGGAGTGTGGTATAAAGTCGGAGACGAGGTACCGGAAAGCAATAGCAATTCGGTGCCTTCTGATTTTATGAACCCACCTGAAACACCATACACAAAGACAGAAATTAACAGAATGTCAACAGCCGACCTAAAGAAGCTTGCGAGCGGAAATGGTATTGAAAATGCCGCAGAAATAAATGGCAGCGACTTGAAAAAAATGTTAATTGAAAAGTTTGGATTATAAGGAGCTTGGCATGGAATACACCACATTAGAACAAGTCAAAATCAGACTCAAACAATTTCATATTGATACAGTCACGAATGATGATGATACAACATCTGATGTGGTTGTATTCGATAACAAGGAAGATAATCCGATAATCGAACAGCTTATTAAACAGGCCACAGAAGATGTAAAAGCAAAAAGGTGCTATCCGGACACTTTCACTGATGATGATATAACTGCCGATTTAAAGCAGTTTGAGAATGTCGTTATCAATCTTGCTGTCTACGACCATTCACAAGCCGGTGAAAACTACATGAGCGCATTAAGCGAGGGCGGTGTGAGCCGTACATGGAAAGACAGAGATAAGCTGTTTGTCGGAGTTTTCCCTTTTGTCAAAGTGCTATAAATCTTGCCTATAGGGCATTATATAAAAAGATAAGAAGATTGTGCGTTACCATTTTACTGATGTCGGTAAAGTGGTAGCAGGCGGTACACATTAAGTGGTGGTGGGCGGTGTGCCATTATTAATTATGAAAGGCGGTATATCAATGCCAATAGCAGTAATTATAAGCATTATTTCAGTTGCTTTTTCCGTCTTTTTCGGACTGTTTACCTTAGGACTTAATCTTAAGAACAACAAAAAGTCTGACAACGCAGAACTTACGGAGCGTGTAAAGCAAAATACACGCATAAATATGAAGCTTGACACAATATCAAGCAACACAACAGAGATAAAGAATGAAGTCACAGAAATGAGAAGAGAACTTAATTCTCACGATAACAGGATTATTAAGGTTGAGGAAAGTGTAAAGTCAGCACACCACCGAATAGACGGACTGGAAGCACGACTTAATGAAGATAAGGAGGCATAACAGAATGGATATAACATCAGTATCAACAGTAGTTGCAATCGTTGTAATTACATATCTGATAGGTTTAGGAGCCAAAGCAATCCCACATATTAAGGATAATTATATTCCTATAATCGTAGGTGTTGCGGGCGGCATCTTAGGCGTCATAGGTATGTATGTAATACCGGATTTTCCGGCAAATGACATTCTTAATGCAATCGCAGTAGGAATTGTGTCCGGACTATCAAGCACAGGCGTTAATCAGATTTATAAGCAGGTAAAAAACAATGCTTGACATTAATAAACAGGCCATGAAATACGCACTCCAAGGCCAAACAGTCACAGTCTATGAAAAAGACGAGGACGGAAATCTAAAGTTTTACGAAACAGAGGACGGAGAGAAAATATATTACACACACGAGGAAACAGGCTTTTCGGAGCCAGTTGATTTTCGGGCGAATATATCGTTTGACGGAGGAGAAGCACAGAACAAGGAATATGGCTTTAATACGGCTGATTTTGACGCTGTTTTGCTGACAGACAGAGGAGAATACCCTTTTAAAAAAGGTGACGTTATTTGGCTTGATGGCGAGCCCACAAAGGGCGAAAACGGATTAGTTGATTCAACTTCCGCAGACTTTACAATAGTGGGAGTAAAACCCTCTCTCTATTCAGTTAAATACATGCTCAAAGCAGTTGTGAAAGAAGTGTAATTATGAAGATTGACGTTTCTCTGACAGAAAAATCTATACAAGATGCGATAGACAAGCTTGAAAGATATAAAGACCGCCTACAGGACAAGTGCATAGCATTTGTCGGAGAGCTTGCTAGTAATGGCATTGCTGTAGCACGAGCAAATACAGGCAATTTCGGACACTATATTACATTTAGTTATGAAATTAAAGATACAACGGACGGCTGTACGGCTATTGTGCTTGCTACCGAAACAGGGCAGATACAAAGCACATGGCAAACAGCAGACGGACTTAAGACAGTTGATGTATCGCCTTTGCTTATGGCTGAATATGGCTCGGGCTGGAGAGCTAAGCCACACTTCAATGATACAAGAGGCGGTCAAGGAACTTTTCCAGGGCAGACACACGCATTTGACAGTGAGGGTTGGTATTGGAGAGACGAAAGTGGAGAATTACACCATTCATACGGCATTACACCTACAATGCCGATGTATAACGCATTTTTAAAAATGGAAAATGACATTATGAGAACGGCACGGAAAAATTTTAGTTGAGGTGAGATAAAGTGGCAAGTCAAAATCAATGGGTATACGACCTTGAAAATCTCACATATGCGATTGTTAAAACCCGATGTGAGAAAAAATTGAAAACTAAATATCCCAAACTGAAATTCACGCAAGAGGAACAGTCGGACAGTGCAACGGCTAGTTTCCCGACAGTGCTAGTTCAAGCACTCGAACCTATTGAACAGAATGAGGATTTAGAGTGTGAAAGAATAAATACAGTGTTATTTACGGCACAAGTAATTGTTACAACGAATAAAAGCCGTTCAGAAGCCTTGAATGTGGCGCAGACAGTGGCTAATGAATACAAAGCTATGTCATTCAAGCTGACAACAACCCCATTCGCTAGGAAAAACGGCAAATTATGGACAGCAACATTACGTGCTAGGCGGTCATTCGACTGGAATGATAGATTATAAGAGCTTTTTGGCTCTTATTTTTTATGAAAAATTAGGAGGTAATAAAAATGGCAACAGGATTAAAAAGTAGAATTGCTTACAAGACACCAACCGCATCCGCCACAAGTGGCGATTACTGGGCTGGAACTTACAAGCTCTTAATAAGGGCAAAATCAATCCCCTCACCATTCGGTTCACAGAACATGGTAGATACTTCAACCCTTGAAGATTTAGTAGAGACACAGGAAATGGGTAGACGTTCAGCCGGTTCTATGGAAGTTGAGGGAGCTTTTGAGAAAAAGTATAAGGATGAGATGGTAACTAACGAGGGCAAGAAGCTCGACTTTATCATTCTTTATGGTACAGACGGAAAAGGTTCAGAGGGTATCTGCGCTTTTATCGGTCAGGAATCATTCGCCCCAGGTGAAGCTTCCGATGACCACTTAACAGGAACTGCGACTGTATCAGTACAGACAGTACCTAAGTGGATTGAGGATAACTACGAGGTTTCGGTAACAGAGGATGACCAAGGCTATCCAACAGCAATCACACTCACAAAAAAAGGGTGAGCCAATCGGAAAAAGCCGTAGCGGTTGGCTATGATGATAGCACGGCTGACAGCGAACTTGAAGATACAATATAGCAAGGTAATTGAGGCAGTTTTAACACTGCCTCTTTCCCTATATAAATTAGGGAGAAAGGGAAAGATAAAATGAAAATTAAATTAAGTGGAAAAGAGTATACAGTTAAATTCGGATATGCACCGGTAGTTAAGAATAAAATTATCCCAAGACTTGTAGGAATGGAGCAACAGGGTGAGGGGCTTGATGTCATTGACAACATGCTTGAATTTTTACCGGAGTTTTTGCTTGTAGGTTTGCAAAAGTTTCACGCTGACGAATTTGGCTTTGATTTTGACAATAAAGAAGCAAAAGAGAAACAGCTTGTAAAGGTATACGATTTACTTGACGATTATCTTGACCCGGAGAATGAAGAGGGCGGAGATTTACAATCACTCTACAACGATTTATCGGCTGAAATGGAGAAAAACAGTTTTTTATCCAAGATGTTGGCGAAAGAGGTACAGACAGCCAAGAAGAAGCCAATCAAGAAGTAAAAGAGCTTACGTGGGAAGTATATTGTAACGAAATCCGCCCATATTGGCTTTTGGCAACTAAAGGCTATGGATTTAGCGTTGAGGACATAGATATGTCTTGTCCGGCTGATTTAGAGCCTTATTCAAAGGCTTATATGCTTGAGCAGAAAGAAGCCGACTCTAACATGTGGGCTTGGTGGGGCACATACGGATTAAGCGCAACTCTTACAGCTATTGATAGAGCCTTAAATGGCAATAAAGCAAGAGCAAAATACATCGAAAAATCGTTAAATGAGCAATACTCAAAAGATAACGAGCCTAAATACAAGGAGTCTAATGAGGAAATTGCCGTTTATGAAATGAAGCAACGAATTAACGCATTAAGACAGTCGGGACTACCTGAAAGTCCTGATTAATGAGGTGAAAATATGGCATATAAAGGAATTGACGTATCGTCATATCAAGGAAATATTGATTGGAGTAAGGTTAAGTGGGCTGGGGTGCAATTTGCAATCCTAAAAATAATCCGCAAAGACCTTAATCTGGATAAGACCTTTGAGCAAAACTGGAAAGGCTGTACTGATGTAGGAATGCCGATACAAGGTGTTTACAACTACTCATACGCTACAACAGTAGACAAGGCAAAGACGGATGCGAACAAGGTCATTCAGACGCTTAACGGAAGAAAAACTTTCGTTTGGTTAGATGTTGAAGATAAGTGCCAGCAAGGACTTGGACAGACGCTTATTGACATAATTAACACATATCAGAGTGTTATCAAGAGTGCTGGGCTTAACTTTGGTGTATACACAGGGCTTAGCTTTTACAATCAGTACATTGCGCCATACGCAAATCAGATTAACTGTCCGTTTTGGATTGCGCGCTATCCGTCAACTAAGGGGATGTCTATTGGCGATGAGCCTAATAGTGCAAAGAAGCCTGTTATTCAACATTCTCTGTATGGCTGGCAGTATTCGAGCGCATTTACCTGTAGCGGCCTGAATAACAGCACAGATGCTAACTTACTATACATTGAGCTTAATAAGGGTGATGGAATAGAGAATAGTTCGGCACCAATAGCAACTCCGGTAAAGAATAACGCTTGGAAAGGCAATGAGGAATATTACCTCGATAATGATGATGTAAGAAAATGGCAACATGCTATGAACATCGGATTTGACACAGACGAACTTAAGGAAGATGGCAGATTTGGAGTTAATTCACAGAGATTTGCTAAAAATCACAATTTGTGGAGCGGTCAGAGACATAACTGCCCGACAGCCATTAAGTGGCTGAGAAAAACTCTACACGACAAGTATCATTTTTACAAACTTGATACCGATTACGGCAAGTGGACGGACTATCTCACTAAATGTGTCAAAGTATTTCAAAAGAATAGAGGTCTTAAGCAAGATGGATATGTTGGATTAATTACAACATACTATCTGCTCAAAGACTAAATACATGAGAGCTACTTTAGTGTAGCTCTCTTTTTTATTACATACAGGGAGGTGAGAAAATGGCAGAGAGCATTGAGCTTCAAATCAAGTCGGACGCGCAACAAGCAACTAGAGCCATAAGCAATTTACAAAGTAAGTTGCAAGGACTTGGAAGTACTCTCAATTCCCTCAATGGTGCAAGCATAAGCAATTTTGCGAGTGGAATGTCGCAACTTGCAACATCACTTAGAAGTGTGAGCAGTATTGACACTCGTACTTTTAGCAAGATTGCAACCAACATGGAGAAGCTCGGCAACCTTGATACTGCAAGACTTGTCAGCTCGGCAAGTGCCTTGAAGAACATGGCAACAGAATTGTCGGGCTTTGCGAATATCTCAAAGCAATCAGCAGAGATTACACAGCTAACAGCTTCAATCTCAAAGCTCGGTTCGAAATCAGCTAGTTATGCTGCAGACAACATCAGAAACCTTGGCGGTGCCTTAAAAGAGGTAATGACAACATTATCTAACGCACCGAGAGTTAGCAATAACATTATTCAAATGACTAATGCACTTGCTAATCTGTCACAGCAAGGCTCGAAAGTCGGTTCGGCTAGTAGGTCACTTGTAACAGGCTTTTCAAACACAACTAAGTCAATTAAGAGTACAAGAAGTGGATTCAGGGGCTTAGCTTCAACTATCGGTAAGTTTTACGCAACTTATTGGTTGGTTATGCGAGCTGTCGGAAAGCTAGGCGGTGCAGTTGATTTAGCGAGCCAATTAACAGAGGTTCAAAACGTAGTAGATACCACGTTTGGTGACATGGCAAGCAAGGTTGATGATTTTACAAAAACATCAATTCAAGATTTTGGAATGTCGGAGCTGACAGTTAAGCAAATATCAAGCCGTTTCCAAGCACTGGGTACTTCTATAGGTATTTCGTCAGAGCAAGTGGCAAATGGTACGGCAGTGGCAAATAAAGCTCTTATGAGTCAAAATAACACGCTATACAAGACTACAGACAGTATGGCTGATATGTCACTTAATCTTACAAGATTAGCTGGCGATATGGCTTCGTTCTACGATGTAGACCAAGCTGATGTAGCAAAGAGCTTACAATCTATTTTTTCAGGAACAATTGCACCGCTAAGGAGATACGGACTTGATTTAACACAAGCCACACTTTCTGAGTGGGCTATGAAAAACGGACTTGACGCAAATATCAAGTCAATGACGCAAGCTGAAAAGGTACTCTTAAGGTACAATTATGTCATGGCAAACACGCAAGCTGCGCAAGGTGATTTTGCTAAAACTGCCAACACTTGGGCTAATAGTGTAAGAGTCCTTAAGCAAGAGTTCCAAGCATGGGGCAGTATCATAGGTAGCGTAGTAATCAATGCTTTAAAGCCGTTTGTTCAAGTCTTAAACAAAGTAATGCTTAAGGTTATCAGCTTCACAAGAACTGTAGCTGACGCACTCGGAGCAATCTTCGGCTGGACTATCGAGATAAGCGGTCGCGGTGCCACAGCTGACGGCATGGAGGACATAGCTGACGGAGTGGGCGATATTGGTGATAACGCTGATAGTTCTAATAAGAAAGCCCAAAAACTGAAAAAGACATTGCTTAGCATAGACGAGATACACGCACTTGACGATAACAGCGACAGTGGCAGTGGTGGTGGTTCAGGCAGTGGCGGTTCCGGTGGCGGTGGAGCTGGCAGTGGCGTTAATAGCTCGCTGAAAAAGACTGATGGATTGCTCGAAAAATACAAATCATCAATCAAAGACCTTTACTCACTCGGAAAGTACATCGGTGACGCTCTTGCAAGCGCTATGGAGAGCATTGATTGGAAGAAGATTTATCAGAAAGCTGATAATTTCGGAAAAGGACTTGCAGACTTCCTTAATGGTTTAATCAGCCCAAGGCTCTTTTATGATTTGGGCGCAACAATAGCCGGTTCACTGAACACAGCTTTGCATTTTCTTAATTCATTCGGTACAACATTCGACTGGACTAATTTTGGCTTGTCGATTGCTAACGGCATTAATGGATTTTTTGAGAATTTTGATTTTGCGTTACTAGCAAAAACTATTAACGCATGGGTGCAAGGAATATACACCATGCTAACCACGGCAATTAAAAATGTGTCGTGGAAAGACATACTTAAAGGAATTACGGACTTTTTAAGCAATTTGGACATCAAAACTGTTGAGATAATAGTTGGCACATTGCTGATAAAAAAGATAATTTCGTTAAAATTGGGTTCAGTGGCACTCGCTTTTATTGGAAAATCATTATCAAAAGCGATAGCACAGGCAATAGCTTCAAAAATTGGATTTGAGCTTGTAGAAGGAGCTGGCATTGGAACGGCAATAATGCAAGCATTTAAAACCATTTTTGCCTCATTGTCAACAAATCTCGGACTACTTATAGAAGGACTATTCAGTGGTTTAAGTTTGGGTGATGCAATAACAGCCGCATTCGGAACAGGGGCAGTAGACCTATTAGCGACAATCGGTTCTGCTTTTTCAGCAATAGCCGGAACAATTTTATCTATCGTAAATTTTGTCAAAATGTTAAAAGACGGATTTAGTTGGGTAAATGAAATTCTAATGGTAATAGGTGTTGCATTAGCCACAATCGGAGCAATATTAGCTGGTGTGGCAGCATTGCCGGCGGTAATTGTTGGAGCAATAGTGGCAGCAGTCGCAACGATTGTTGTTGTGGTAAAAGATAATTGGAACACAATTTGTGAACTATTTTCAACAGTTGGCGATTGGTTCAATGGAAATGTCATTAAGCCTGTGGTTTCGTTTTTTAAAGATATGTGGAAAACCATAAGTGGCTTTTTTGGCTCCTTATGGAAAGACATAGTAACTGTGTGGCAAGGAGCTTCGAAATGGTTCAGTTCCACAGTAATTGAACCGATAGTTGGCTTTTTTAAAGGCTTTGCTACACGAGCACAACAGATTTTTCAAGGTATTTGGATAATAATTCAAGCAATTTGGATAGTAGCTTCGGGGTGGTTCAATAATAATGTAATCACTCCAATTTCAAATCTGTTTAATTTTTTAAAAACGTTTATACAGACAACGATACAGACAGCAAAAGATTTTGTATTTTCAACATGGCAAGGGGTGGCAAGTTGGTTTAGCGGTACAGTAATACAACCGATTTCAAACTTTTTTAATATGTTGAAAGCTGGTATAACATCGGCACTTAGCACAGCAAAGAACTTTGTTATATCTACTTGGCAAAGCGTGGCGGGTTGGTTTAATGGCAATGTTATTTCGCCTATCACAAACTGCTTTAATATTATGAAAAACGGAATTACAAGCGCATTTAATTATGTGTGGAGTTCGATAAAAGGCGGTGTTACAGGGGCTATGAACTACGTTATATCAAAAATAGAGAATGGGGTTAATTTTGTTGTCAGTGGAATTAATTCTTTATTAAGAGGATTTAACAAAGTTGTTTCTATGGCTGCTAAGGTGGCTGGTGCAAATTGGAACGGAGTATCGTTAGTTCCGAAAGTACATATTCCAAGGCTTGCTAGTGGTGGAATTTTCCCAAGGGGAGAGGACGGCATGGCTTTCATTAATCACAATGAGTTAGTCGGTAAATTCTCAAACGGCAAAAACGTAGTTGCAAACAACCAACAAATCACCGAGGGAATTAAACAGGCTGTCATGGAAGGAATGGCACAAGTAATGATGAACTATAATGCCGGCGGAAACTCTGCACCTGTCATTGAAAATGTGTTTAAGTGCGACAGTGAAACGCTCTATCGCATGACACAAGTAGGCAAGGCAAAGCACGGACAACGATATATTGTAGCAAATGAATTTGGCTAAGACACTCACACCTATGTGGGTGTCTTTTTACGAGGTAACACAATATGGCAATGATGTTAGTAGACGGAGTAGAATTACCTACTCCGTCAAGCTTTGAATGGGGCTTGATTGATGTGTCTGCAAGCGATAGTGGACGAACACAAGACGGCAAAATGCACAAGAATAGAATAGCGCAGAAACGGCAACTTAAATTGTCGTGGAATGGTACAGACAAGGCTAGGACAGCAAAGATACTTCAAATGGTGAACCCCGAATATATCAGAGTGACATATCCTGACGCTATGAGCGGCACTGATGAAACACGTACATTCTATGTGGGTGATAGAAGCGCACCTATCAAGATATGGACTGTTGGCAATAAGAGGTATGAGGTATTAAGCTTTCCTCTCATAGAAGTATAAGGCGGTGATTAAATGCTTAACGTATCGGCTAAATGGCAAAGGGCAGTAATGCTCGATAATGACATAAACGTAAATTGTTTTGCTGACATAGTTACGGCAAGTGGCGAGAAAATCCCTATTAGTGATAGTAAGCTGTGGGCGAATGGCTTCGAAGTTAATGACTCAACATCAAGCAATGGTACTTTCACAATCGGGGCTTTGATTGCCGGAAAACTGAAAATTAAGCTGAATAATATTTATGAAGATTACAGCAAGTATGATTTTGATAAGGCAAGCGTAACAGCATATGTTTCAAAAAGTTTTTCTGACGGCACAACCGAAAAGCTAAAAATCGGTGAGTATAGAGTCAGCGAAACAAGCTATGATGGCTCACTCATAACGCTTACTTGCCTTGACAATATTAATAATTTCAATCGCGAGTACGATAGCAATTTAAGCTACCCTACGACAGCATATGAGGTAGTCAGAGACGCTTGTATTAAGTGTGATGTACCTTTTACTATGGCGAGATTCGATAACTCTGACTACACGATTAACGAGATACCAAGTGACAATCAAAAACTCACATATGGACAGGTAATAGCTTACATCTTACAGTTAAGTGGATTATGGGGCAAGTGCGGTCACGATGGCGAATTACTTATCGGATGGTATGATATGAGCCAATTTGAGAGTCAAAATTACAATGGTGGAACTTTTAGCACAAAAACTACACCATACTCTGACGGAAACAGCGTTGATGGTGGAAATTTCACCGACTATTCAAGTGGCGATAGTGCTGATGGTGGAACATTCACAGAAACGAGAAATTACCACAATATTTACACGCAAAAAGACTTGAACGTTGCGACTGATGATGTTGTTATCACCGGGGTAAAGGTAACTGTAACCTCAAAAGAGGACAAGACAAAAGATGTTAATGCTCTTGCCGGAAAAGAGGGATATGTAGTCTCAATCTCTGATAATCCGTTTATTTCGGCAGAAAAGGCACAGACAGTTGCAAACTATATCTTCAAAAAAATCGGTGGCATGAGGTTCAGACCTCTTGACGCTACACTCTTGTCAAACCCACTGATTGAGAGTGGAGATGTGGCGCTTGTGACAGACCGCAAGCAGAATACCTATAGCTGTTTTATTTCTAACCGAGCATTTACAGTTGGAAGCGGTACAAAAATTTCATGCGATGCTGAAAATGCTTCAAGAAATAGTGCTGATAAATTTAGCAATGAGACAAAGGCTATCGTACAGGCTAGGAAAGTTGCACAGGCACAACTAAGTGTATATGATAAGCAAATGCAATTGTTGACACAGCTAATGTCTCAATCGCTCGGACTTTTTAAGACTGAACAGGTGCAAGAGGATGGCTCAATTATTTACATTATGCACAATAAAGCCGACCTTAATTCAAGCAATATACAGTGGAAAATGACGGCTAATGGCATGGCTGTGTCAAGTGACTATGGTAAAACATGGAATGCCGGAGTTGATAAAGACGGAAACGCTGTATTCAATATTATGTCGGCCATCGGCATTAATTTTGACTGGGCGCATGGTGGTACGCTCACTTTAGGCGGTGAGAACAATGTAAGTGGTGTGCAGTATGTTAAGGATGCAAAAGGTAAAACACTGGTCACCCTTGACAATAAAGGCTTGACACTTGATAGCAGTGTGAAAATTGCTTGGGATAATGTGGCTGAAGCTACTGCTAAAGTCACTCAAATAACCAAAGACACAGTGACTACAAGCTATGTAAATGCACTTAGTGTTAAGGCTGGTTCAGTTGACGCAGAGGACATCACAGGAACAACAATTACTGGCAAGAATATTGTGGGCGGAACAATTAATATTGGCAGTGGAGTGTTTGCAGTTGATAGCGATGGAAAAGTAACCGCTTCAAATCTTAATATGTCCGGTGGAAGTATTGCACTGAACGGAAATTTAAGTAATTCAACGATTGATTTAACAGCTACTGACAATTCGGGAAACAATTATGAGCTTTGGATGAATGGTGCGGTCTTGCGAATTGTTAAAAATGATGAGAATTTGATTACACTTTATGGAGCCACAGGCTCTATAGGTGCACAGACAATGTATGCTCAAGAGATAGGCTCTGATAAATTCAGAGAAACCGATAGAGGATATGCAATGTGTGGAAATGCAACAGGACATACATACCATTGTGACTGGGATGATACTGCTTTGTGGTTTCAAGTTGATGATGCTTGGGTATGGAGTTCGTCAGACAAACGCTTAAAAAAGAATATTAAAGCAATTAATCAAGATTATATTGATGCAGTAGGCTCGGTTGATTTATTTCAATATAATCTTAATAGACAAGGATATTCAGACAAACCGTTATATTTTGGAGCAATGGCACAGGATATAATCAAAAACCTTAAAGATAAAGGGCATGTCGATGAAAATCTCAATATGATTTTCCAAAACAAAGCAACATCGGATGACGATACACTGTACTATGGCATGAACTATGAGCAATTCCTAATTCTAAGACTTGCTGGAGACGAGCAGAAGATTGATAAAATGCAAAAACACATAGATGAATTGGAAGATAGGTTTTCAAGATTGTGTCAGAAATTAGGCATTGATGAAAGCGAGGTGTAACTTATGGCAATTCAAATGAGGCGAGGGGCATACGCACAGTTTGACCCCTCAAAAATGAAAGCCGGAGAATGGGCGGTATCGACCGACTCCGACACGAAAAAACAGCAGATATGGATGTGTTTCGCACCCGGAATAGTTAAGCGAATGGGAACTGTTGAGGATTTTGACGTTGAAATTCAAAGACTTATTCAGAGTTACCTTGACGGCATGGCTCAATCCGTGTCACAGGCTCAAAAATCAGCACAAACTGCGACAGAAAAAGCTAACTCGGCAAGCAGTTCTGCTTCTCAGGCTCAAAAATCAGCGCAAACTGCTTCGCAAAAAGCAAACGAGGTCGCGCAAGTTTCAGGAAAGATTGATACGGCGGTAAGTCAAGCAAACGCAGCTACAAAGGCTGCAAATGAAGCTGCACAAAGAGCAGAACAACAAGCCGGACTAGTCGAGCAGAAAGCAAACGGAAGAGGCATTACTTTTTCCGTGACAAGTGCCGGATTACTCAATGTAAGCAAGGAGGACTAATATGAGCGGAATAGACATTATATCAGACACAACAGGGCAAGCGATTGTTGAGAGTATTAAAGCCCTTGGTACAAAATTAAGCGAGGGAAGAGTTGTTTATGGTGTTCACATTAATGGCGCGGACAGCAACCCAAAAACAAGAGTAAGATATTTAGCAGACGCAGTAGGCATGACTCCAGCAACCATGAATTTCGCGAGCGGAACTTTTGATTATGGTTCATGGGCGAATGCCTTTTTTATGCCAAAGCCATGTATGCTTAAAACAAATGGTCAGGTTGACTATTACCTCAACGAAAACGATTTAACTAAAAAAATAGACGGCAGTGCTTCAGATATAGCAAACATTGATTACGATGGAAATGCAATGATGGAATGGGGCAATGGTACAGACATTATATGGTGGAAGATTGAGCCTGATAAGGGCAATCCAAACAGTGCAAGCCTTTATGTTGCTAACTATCAAGCTGATAAAGAATTTAAAAATTTGAATTTCATCGGCATTAACGGCAATGAAAAATCTCATTTTTATACACCAATTTATAATGGCTCACTTGACGGCAACAATAAGCTACGCTCAATAAGTGGTCAAACAGTTATTAAATCGAAATCTGCTAGTCAAGAAATGACATATGCAAGAGCTAATGGTACAGGCTATGAAATCGAGCAGTACGTTGACAGACTCTTGATTAATATCTTACTTATCATCATGGGAAAATCTACCGACACACAAGATGTATTCGGTCGAGGCATGAGCGAAAATGCCAGTGATGGAAACTTGTTACTTAAGACCGGCACAATGAATGGCAAAGGCTTATTTTGGGGCGAAAATGCTGGAAAAGCCGGAGTTAAAATATTTGGAATGGAGAATTATTACGGCAATCAGTGGCGAAGAACAGTTGGACTTATCCTTGCTAATGGCATAGTGAAAATCAAGCTGTCTCCATCAACAAAGGATGGAAGCAAAGCAACTAACTATAACACTGATGGAACAGGATATATCGAGATACCTAATTCAACTCCTAGTGGTACAAGTGGCGGATATATCAAAGATATGTTATACACGGCATTAGGCATGTTTCCAACATCAATTACAGGCTCATCATCGACCTATTATCCTGATGGCTGTTGGTTTAATATTGCAATTATAGCCTTTGCTCTTTTCGGTGGCCACCTGCCCGGCGGCCGTCATTGTGGTGCGTTCTCCGTGAACTTGAACAACGTGGCTGGTGCTGCGGGGTGGGCCATCGGGGCTTCTCTTTCCTACAAATAACTTGCAACAGGGAAGAGGGAATTTCTGCCTAAGCAGAAAGGGAGAAACCGCGTTTCTCCTAAGAAAATTTGTGACTATAAACGTGTGTGGTTAATTTTATATAAGGGATTTAGTTTGCGCCTTTGCTCTTTTCGGTGGCCACCTGCACGACGGCCGTCATTGTGGTGCGTTCTACGTGAACTTGAACAACGAGGCTGGTAATGCGGGGTGGAACATCGGGGCTTCTGTACCTATCATTCATGGGATAAAATGAATGCAGACTAAATTCCGTACCCCTTGGTAAAAATCAACTCGATGCAAGCTACTGCTAGTAGTAGGATATGGTCGAACGTGGTAGAGAGGATAGGAAGAGAATACGTATGATAACATACAGAAATCTATATGCTGAATTTATTTCAGACGATAATATAAAACTTGCAATTCAAAACTTCTCTAAGGGTAAAAAGAGAAGAAATAAGGTTAGGAAAATTTTAGCAGACCTTGATACATACATACCCAAAATTAGAGAATATGCGATTAACTTCACACCTTTTGAGCATAAGCCCAAAGAAATATATGACGGAATATCACGAAAGAAACGCAAGATAGTAATACCGACAGTTATGGAGTCAATAGTACATCACATGATAGTGAACGTACTTAAACCCATGTTTAACAAAGGAATGTATGAGCACAGTTACGGCTCGGTTCCTAAGCGTGGCGGAGCGTATGGCAAGAAGCACATATGCAAATGGATAAGGCAAGGCGGTAAAAATATTAAATATTGCTATAAGCTTGATGTGAAGCAATTTTACGCTAGTATTCCACAGGATAAATTAATCGAAAAGCTTAAATCTAAAATCAAAGATTTTAAATTCATGCAGATTGTTGAAAATGTTATACATTGCGTGCCTAATGGATTGCCACTTGGCTTTTATACCTCTGTATGGCTTGCAAACTGGTATTTGAGCGAGTTTGACCATGAAATCAAATCACTCGGCATTGAGCTGAAATATGCACGTTATGTTGACGATATGGCTATATTTTGTGCGAGCAAAAAGAAATTGCGTAAGGTAAAAGCCGTGATTGATAACAGTCTTGCGGAATTGGGCTTGACAGTCAAAGCAAACTGGCAGATATTTCGTTTTCATTATTTGCCCCAAAATCCATATGTTAGCAAGAATGAAAAGCCGGCAACATATGGTAGACCGCTTGATTTTATGGGGTATAAATTCTATAGGAATAGAACCACCTTAAGGAAAACAATCCTTAAGAAAATAAGAGCTAAGGCAGTTAGAATATGGCGGAAAACAAAGGTTACAATATTTGACTCAAAACAAATGGTTTCCGCTCTTGCGTGGATTAAAAATTGCGATATGTACGATTATTACAGGGAGTACATCAAACCATTTGCAGATTTTGGAAAACTAAAGCGCAAAATTTCAACAGTAGACAGAAAGGCAAGGTGTATTGAATATGACAGAATATAAGCTAGTAGAAAGTATGCAATCGGGCAAACCGCTTGATATTGACACAACATCTTCTCCGAATATCGTTTATCAGCGAAAAAACATTAAATCGGTTGAGGCAACAGGGAGTGAGGATGATTTTACTTACAAACCTAAGCATTGGGAGTACGAGGAGCGTGAGCTGACACAGGACGAATACTCGCAGTATCTTATTGCTATGGAACAGGCAAAAGAGATTAACGAACATTCTGATGAAGAAGCAATAGACAACTATACAAGGCAGTTAATGGATGAGGGGGTGCTTTAATATGAGAATTTTAGTTGAAAGCCTTAAAAGGCTATATGAGAGTGGCAGAGTAACCAAAGAAGAACTACTCGACAGAGTAGCAAGTGGTAAAATATCGCAAGAGGAATATGAGTACATTACTTCACAATTAGAATAAAAAAGAGAGGGAACTTTCCCTCTCTGATTATTGCCCTATAAATACTCCAACATCATCTGCGAATGGATTGAAATTGTAATCCATTTCAATACTTTGCGCGTTTGTTGGAACTTCAAACGATATATCGACATTTCCAGTTCTACCCGGCGAAAGCTCTAAAATCGAAGAGCTGTCAGTCAAATAAAGCTTGTTTTCGACTTGCACGTTATCAGCATATCCGGTTGCATTAGTATAAGAAAAACTAAATGTTTCGTCACTATTATTTACCACCTGAAAGCTAAAAGTAACATATTTATATCCACTTTTAGGCTTTTCATAATCATAATTTGTATTTTCATAAAAATTAGTTAAAGTTACATTTATGTTGTCTTGATAAGTTATTGCCTCTCCGACACGAGCCTCAACTCTTTGATAATCTTGCGAGGAGCCACCCTCTGTCTCAGTTTCTATTTCACTTTCAACTTGATTATTGGACTTCTTGTCGCTTTTAGCGGTATCAGTACTTGAATGGTCTACAAAAATCAATCCTAAAGCAGAAAGAGCGCATATCACAATAGTAACAATCGAGCCTACATGACGTCTTGGAATTTGTTCTGAACTCTTAAGAGCTAAATCAATGATAGCAAGTATCAGTGCTGTTATGATACATATTACATCAAGAAAAAGCGGTGCGCATAGTATAAGCGGCAGGCAAAAGCAAATAGCTATTGTGCTTAATACAGAATCTTTCTTTTTAAATGGCTTATCTTGTATGTATAAATTTACATAATAGCTTGAAGTCTTGCGGTCAACGAGATAGTTACTCTCGATGTGTCTACAAACCATTTCCATATTGCCTTGATAATACTTATCTAAATCGCCAATATTAACATAATGATTGTTAATGCAGTATTCTCTATATCTTTTCATATAAAAAATCCCCTTTCTGGTTCTTTTTTTGCTATTTTACTCTTTGCAATCCGTATTGTCAATATTCGACAAAATAAAACACTTTAAAGTGCTACAGTAATGATGTTCTCAAATAAGAGAACTCTTCAAGTTTCGGTAGGGCGGTGGATTTTTCTGCCGTCCTTATTGACGTTTAAGAACAAATGTTCTATAATTGATGTATCGGAGGTAGTGTTGTATGGAATATAAGGATGAAATAATTAAAATGATTGAGGGCTTGGAAGATAAAGACCTGTTATTGTACTTGTACATATTTATTAAAGGAAAAATAGAGGCAGAGTAAAAACTCTGCCTTGTGGTTATATTTTCTTTTCCCAAACGTTACCACACTTTGAACACACAAACTTTGTTTTGCCGTTCTTGCCTTTAATCCCGGTAGCAGTACCGACAACGGCACCGACAGGTCCGAAGAGACCGCCTACTGTGTTGCCAACGAGTGCTTTACCGAATGAGAATTTTTTCTTGGTATCAACAGGTATGCCAACACCATCACAACCAAATTTAGGACATTTAACAGTTTTACTCATAATAAAATACCACCTTTCTTATTAATTTAATTTATTTTGAGTATTTTCATACATCATATCTATTAAATTCATAATATTTTCTTGCTCTTTATCCGACAATTTAGATAATTTCAACGCGTAGTCCTTGATTTTGCTATCCATTTTCGATAGAGCCAAGTCTTTTGTTGCCTCCTCGACAACTGAATGGTGCTCTTTTCCGGTAACTAAATAATCAAGTGAACAATCAAGACATTCTGCAATTTTTACCAGCTTAAACAATTTTGGACAGCTCTTTCCTTTTTTCCAATCTGAAAAAGTACTTTTAGGGAAACCGCCATATTTAGCCACTTCTGAATCATTTAACCCTTTTGAGTCTCTTAATTTACAATATCTTTCGTACATAGAAAATCTCCTTTAAAAAAAAGTTGTGATTTCTCAACATTTGGGGTTGACAAATAAGACTTCCTAATGTAGAATAAAAAAAGAAGTTAGGAAATCTCAACTCAATAAAAAATAAAATTGAGAAAATAATATTATGTTTCTGGACAATTCATAGTATACACGATTTTCTAATTTTTATCAAGACATAGTTAGGATTTTTGAACTAAAAAAACAAAAGCTGTTAGCGTACTACCACCAACAGCCGTTGCCTAATATGGCACTTTTTATAGTGACAGATTTCATAACTATTGTCAAGAAAGGAGATGGGAAATTGAATAAGAAAAAACGACAGGCGAGTTTTAAAAAACTTGATACGCTCATAAAAGCTAGAAACGTTTCGTTTTACAAACTGTCGGAGGAACTCGGAATGGCACGAAGTACTTTTTCGGATTGGAAGTCGGGAAAATCAATGCCAAAAACAGACAAGTTAATTAAGATTGCTAATTATTTTGGCGTAGAAGTTTCTTATTTTATTGAGTAGAAAGGAGAAAACATGAACGATTTACAAATTTTCAACAATGAAAAATTCGGAGAAATTAGAACTATCACTAAAGACGATAAGACATATTTTGCCGGAAGTGATGTTGCAAAAGCGTTGGGATATGCAATACCTCATAAGGCAGTACAAACTCATTGCAAGGGGGTTCTAAAATGGAACATCCCTACCAATAGTGGAAATCAAGATGTTTTATTCATAACAGAGGGTGATATTTACCGACTTATTATGAAATCAAAATTGCCTAGCGCAGAGGAATTTGAGCGATGGGTAATGGACGAGGTACTTCCGTCAATCAGAAAAACAGGCAGTTATGGTATGCCAAAGACAACAGGCGGTCAGATACAGCTTTTGGCACAGGGCTATACAGAATTAGAGCAGAAAGTAAACGACATCAAAGATGATGTGAGCGAGCTTAAGGAAAATGTACCACTCTATAGTTGCGATATTGACGAGATACAACAGCATGTTAAGCGCAGAGTTGTAAATATTCTTGGTGGCAAGCAGAGCGAAGCATACAGGGATAACAGTATCAGGCATAAGACATTCTCTGATATATGGACACAGTTAAAACGTGAGTATGGTTGCGTATCTACTTACAAGAGTATCAAGAGGAAGTATATAGACGATGTGCATGAGTTCATTGATTGCTATGTCGCGCCTAAGTATCTTGATGAGCTTATTCAAGACGCAAACGCTCAACAGAGTTTTGCATAGTGAGGTGATTGTATGAGAAAAAGAACTTTAAAGCAGAAATTCTATACAGGCTGTGGCTATTCGATTTTCGGAGCATTAGCTTTTGTATTTTTCCTTGGATTATCGGTGGCATACGGAATTAAGACAGCGAGTATTATCGTTGGAGCAATCGTAACAGTATTTTGGCTGATATTGATTGCGACATGTCTCATAGAGGAGGGCAAACCGCATGAGAAGAAAAAGAATATTGATGTTATCGACTTTAATAATTGGAACTATGACCTTAAAGCCAATAGTAGTGAAAGCAGATAGCAAAATTGAACTGACAGCCGGTGTTACTTCCTATTTAAATGATGTAATGCTAGGGAAGATTGAGCCGACAGTAGTTCAGAATGAGCCGGTTGTAGTTGAGCAGACCTATGAGGAGCCAACAGTTCCAACTTGCCGTAAGAAGTACAGTTGTAGCCGGTTTAAGAAACTAGGGCGAGTCAGATATGGCGATTACACTTATACGTGGTACTCGCAGAGAGTGTTACCTGGAGGCGGTCTAAATATTCCGGGCAGACATCTAAATGAGTATGGATTAGTGGTTGATGAAAACGAGTATGTAGTAATTGCAAGTGACGATTTACCACACGGAGTTGTGGTTGATACTCCTGTTGGCATACAAGGAATTGTATATGACGAAGGGAGCGGAAATGGAAATCTTGACATCTACTGCGATTGGTAGCCAGTTGAAACGTCAGAGTGCTAACGATTACCTACAAGAACTATATCGAGCTAAGCGGCACAAGGACAAATCGTTTGACTTTCAAGCGTTATTAGATAAAGAAATGGAGAAACTAAATGAGCGACAATGTAAGACGAATTAGGCTAGGCGATACACGATACAGATTGAAGCCATTAACAAGAGAGCAGAAGCTATTGCTCAACAAGGCTCATTACGTGGCAAGTGAGTGGCTTTTTGTATCGGAGTCGGACTCATACTTAAGAGTAGTGAAGAAATCAAGCCTACACGGAAATTTGATTCTAAAAACCATAAACAAATAGAAAGAGAGGAAACGCAATGAAGATTACACACATTTTTGCGCAGAATTTTTGTAAGCTCTATGGCGTAAACACATTAGACGCAGATTTTTCAATGAAAACTGTATTGTCCGGTCAGAATGAAGTCGGCAAATCGACAGTTAAGAGAATTATTCTTGATGTGCTGAATTGCCACGATGAGAATGACAGAGAAATTACAGGCATAAGACCGCATGATGAAAACGGAGTTGAGATTGACGATGTTGACATCACAAGAGCCGTTACCTTTGAGGTTGACGGAAAAGCAAAGACTCTGAAAAAAGTTACAAGACAGAAACGCAACAAAAAAGGCGAGATTACAGGTAGTATCACTGATTACTCAATCAATGACGTGCCATACAAAATGGCTGACTATAATCAGTACATCAATGACAACATGGCAGAGCTTGGAGTATTGCCATTCTGCTTAAATGCCATGACATTGCTTAACAAGTCACAGGCAGAGCAGAGATTAGCACTTGCAAGCTATTTTGGAACACATACTGATGAAGCAATCTGCGATATATTTCCACAGTTTGCCGAACTTAAGCCGATGTTTGACGATGGAGACGTAGACCAGCTCAAAAAAGTATGCCGTGGCAAGCTAAACGGCACAGGCGGTAGAAATGGCAGTAAAGGACTTGTCAAGGAAAGAGACGAAATCTCAACAAGGATTGATACAATCCATTCCACCAATGAGTATACAGACCTTGCAGAGCTTGAATTGCAGAAGAAAACATACGAGCCACAGCTTAAGGAAATTGAAGATAAGCTGTCCGACTACAATAAGATTTTAGAGAGCAAGCAGAAAGCTACAGAGGACATTATGAACCTTAAATTTGAGCTTTCAGATATGGAGAGAAAAGCCAATGCCGACAATCAGAAAAAGCGCATGGAACTACAGTTACAGATTGACGGCTTCGATGTTTCAATCCGCAAAACAGAGTCAATGATAAGAGCTGGAAAAGCTAGCATTAAAAGCTCCGAAAGAGAGATTGGAGATTGCGCAATAGACTTAGCAAAGGTACGTGCTGACTGGAAAAAAGCAAAGGCACTTTCCTTTGATGAAAGCAGTGTTAATTGTCCGATGTGTGGTCAGAGATTGCCGGAAGATACAATAGAGAGTTTGAGAACTGATTTTAGTGATAAAAAATTGAAGAAACTTAAAGAGCTTGAGGATAAGGGCAATTCATTATCAAGTGTCAGCAAGGAACTCAAACAGGCTATTGAGGACAAGAAGAAAGAAATAGCTGACCTTGAAGCAGAACTCAAGGAGATGATAGAAAAGCGTGATACTGTTGCTAACGAGTTTGAACGTGATAGCATCGCTAAAGAGCTTGGAATGGTACCTACTGATGTTGATATGACAGGTAACAGTGAGTATCAGGCGCTTAAAGCTAAAATCGAGGAGAAAGAGAAGGCTCTTGCAGATGAAAACGATATATCAGAACTTATCAGAAAGCTCAAAAACGAGCGAAACGAACTGTTAAGGCAAGTTTCATCGGTTGATACAAAGATTGAGCTTGGTGTGGCAAATAACAAGCGTATAGACGATAGCATAGCCGACCTTGAAGATAAGAGAAAAGACCTCAATCAAGAAATTGCTGATTGGGAAAGAAAGCTTGATTTGCTGAAAGAGTTTACTCGAAAGAAAAACGAGCTTTTACAGGCCGATGTTAATAAGTATCTGAATTTTGCCACAGCAAAGCTGTTTAGACCACTCTTAAATGGTGATACCGAGGAGTGCTGCGACTTTGTTTACAATGGTGAAGCATATGCAAGAAATCTTAATCATGGGGCAAGAATGCTGACAGAAGTTGACATATGCCGGGCTTTTCAGAAAGTGGCAAGCGTTAATTTTCCAATTATTATTGATGATACAGAGAGCGTTGACGATTGGAGAATACCGCAGATTGATAACCAGTTGATTATGTTGAAACATACACAGGACAAAGAGCTTGTGATTGAGGCGGTGTGATATGAAATTATACTTTTACAATTTAGATACTTATGGTAGTAACCCTAAAGGCTTATGCGTTAAGGAATGCGAAGCGGAAGAGAAACCCAAGACATACAAGGCTGTTGATAGAGTTTTTCCAAACTACCTTAGTACGGCAAAGAAAGATGATGTTGGGCGAATAACTAACTTTAATTGCATGTTTCTTACAGAACCTAACTTTGAATATGCAAAAGAGGCATTCCGAAACAGGGCGGAAAGAAGAATTGCAGACAAGCTGGAAGAAGTTGAAAAACTCAAAGCTGAATTAAAAATAATAAATGAAAGCGAGGAATAGGAATGATTAAAGCAGAAGACGGAGAAGTTACATTTAGAGGCACAAGAAGCAATATTATGGCAGAGGCAGTCACTGTTTTACGTGCGCTTAAAGAGTCAGTTTCAGAGGAAGAGTACAAAATGGTGATTAGGCTTGCTGATAAAAGCGAGGAACAGGTGAAAGACGAAGCTGAGAGAGCAAGAGAAACACTCAAAAAGTTACTTGGATTATAGGAGGCATAGGCATGAGTATTAAGAAGAGAAATTATTATATGGGCGGTAAAAAGCACACTGTAGAGCTTAAGTATGACGGATATATGTATACAGTTATATCTGACGGAGTTTTATTCAAGCAGACGTCCAATGAACTGTTTGCGGTTCAGGTTCTCAATGAGGTTTAGGAAAATGGAAGAAATAAGAACAAATCTATCAAAGGAAGATGTTCTACACAATATGCTTGAACTTGTTGGCTATTTAGTCGAACAAGAGGAAGAGGTAGACGAGATTGAGGTAAAAGTGAAAGATTTGAATATGCAATTTAAAGCATGGAGAGATGAGACAGAAAGCGAGGATTAATTATGGCAGAGAATACGGCAGTTGCAGAAAAGAAAGAAGCTGAAAGCAGAGAGCTTGTAGCAAAAGATTTTACAGAGGGAATGGTTGTAAAAATCAAGCAGAAAGAGAAATTTGGCTTGACATTTCCTAAAGATTATAACTACACAAACGAGCTTATGTCAGCAATGCTTATCTTACAGGACACACAGGATATGAATAAGAAGCCTGTATTACAGAGTTGCACAAGGGCAAGTATTGAAAATGCACTTATCGAAATGGTAACAGACGGATTATCAATAAGAAAGAAACAGTGTTACCCAGTCGCTTATGCGGGCAAATTAAGCTGTCAGCCGTCTGTTTATGGTGCAACTTGTCTTGCTAGAAGATATGGGCTTAAAGACATTAATGCATCAGTTATTTATAAAGGGGATGTATTCAAGTACCACAAGGAGGATGCAAAGACAATTATTGATTGCCACGAACAGAGCTTTGAGAATATCGACAATGACAAGATTGTTGGTGCTTATGCGGTAGCGATTATGGGAAATGGTGAGAAGATTGCAGAAGTTATGACTATGGCGCAGATAAAGACCGCTTGGAAACAGGGATACGGATATAAGGAGACTGGAAACGGAGTTCATCAGAAATTCGCAGACCAGATGGCTATGAAAACTGTTAAGAACAGACTTCTCAAAGCTATCAACAATACTCATAGCGGTTTTGGTAAAGAAGATGATTACGAGGAAATCAGCCACGATGAAATGCTTGAACAGGATGTTGCCTACGATATTGAGCAGAACGCAAACACAGTAGATTTTGACGAGGACAACATAATTGATGTAGAGCCAACCGACACAGCTGACAAGCAGTCAGAGGAGCTGCCGCCGTTCATGCAGAGTGAGGAGAACTGATATGAGAGTAATTTCACAGCATGGCAATGTTGATTTGCCTTATGAGCAGACAGTTGTGTGCCACGCAATGGAGAGCGTTATAGCACTATACAATGGAGAGAAATATGTATTAGGCGAGTACTCTTCCAAAGAGAAAGCGTATAAGGCTATGGAAATGCTTAGAGAAGCATATATCGGTATGCCGATTGTAATGCAGAATGTTGATATTTCAGAAAATATGGCAAAGGAATTTGAAAGATTAAAGAAATGCGGTGTTATTGTGCAAGCAGAAAATCAGCCGTCAAAAGTAGATTTTATTAACAATGCTATTTTTCAGTTCCCACAGGATGATGAAATCGAGGTGTGAGTATGAGATTAAAATGCTTAGGCTCATCGTCAGCCGGAAATTGCTATCTGCTAACTTCCAACAGTGGAGAAACACTTATCCTTGATTGTGGAATACCGATTAAGGAGATTAAAAAAGGCTTAGATTGGAACATAAGGGGGATAAAGGGTGTGATTATAAGTCACACCCACCTACCCTAGACCACAGCAAGTCATTGAACGATTTTAAATCAATGGGAATACCAATTTATGCACCATATTTGAAGATTGATTATATGTCAATGAATATGGGTGGATTTACAGTAAAACCCTTTGATTTAACAACAATAGACGGAAATTGGACACATACCAATGCAGACGGAACACCTTGCCCGATATTCGGATTTCTGATTACTCACAAGGAAATGGGAAGAATGCTTTACATAACCGATTGTGAATTAGTCAAATGGAAATTCAAAGGCATAAACCACATTCTCTTAGGTGTGAATTATGACAAGGATTTAATCGGCAGGGATAACACAGGCAAAGCTAACCATGTATTCAGAGGTCACTTATCCATTGATACAGCTTGCGATTTTGTTAAAGCAAATTATTCAGATAGCTTGCAGAACGTCATAATGTGCCATTTATCAAGTGAAAATGCTGATAGCGATAGTTTTATCGAGAAGATGAAAAAAGTCGCTTGTGGGGCAAATGTGGATGTTGCGGAGCGTAACAAGGAATGGGTTTTAAGGAAAGGGGATGAATGTCCGTTTTGATTAGTTGGGATATAGTTACAAAGTTAATGAATTGTTTTCCTAATAGCGTTATAAATCATAACGCAGAATTTATAGCACATATTAGAAGCAATACATATTTCGGATTAAAAGATTGTGAAAATGAAACAGATGTAAAGTGTAAAGTTTTGGAATGGCTATCAAGACCTGCATACAAGATGGAACCATATAACAGTAAACAGAGCAATGATGAATTTCACAGATTTATACTTAGCGGCGTAAATCAGTTTTTGGAAACAGACTTTACCGAGAAAGATATGGAGCGGATTTACACATATCTCGGAAATAGGTGCAATCATGCCAAAACATTGAAGTTTATTGAAAGCAGATATGATATGTCGGTTTTGAAAGATTAAAAAATCCTAATGAGTGTCCGTTTTAGAAAGGAGATTATATGCCAAGAGTTTATTTTGAGCAGATTGGAGGTATGAATGAGAAACTTTTATAGCGGCATCAGTAATGATAAAACACAATTTTTGATAAATATGAATTGGTATAAGGACAATGATGTAGAGGCTTGTTTTAGGCTTAGTAAAAATTTTCATGGATTGCCTAAAAACTGCAGCATTGAAAAAAATGATTTTGAATTAGTATATTTAAAATTTGAATGGATTGGTAATACATATTACCCGCAAGAAAGTGATAAAAGTGAAGGGCAACCAATTAGGGTATATAAAATCAAGATGTAAATAATAAATATATAATTCTGAAAAGAATACAGATTTGAGTTAGTAGAAAGTGAGGAAAAATAATGAACATTGTAGCATTAATGGGCAGATTGACTAGAACCCCGGATATTAGATATACACAGGGTGAAAATGCAATGGCAATAGCAAGGTTTACACTTGCCGTTGACAAGAATTTTAAGAAAAAAGACGATAAGGCAAATTTCATTAACTGCGTGGCTTTTGGCAAAATTGCTGAAACAGTAGAAAAGCACGTATTTAAAGGCTCAAAGATAGCAGTTATCGGTGAGTGGACTACAGGCAGTTACAAGAATAAAGACGGAAACACAGTCTACACTAACGATTGCAACATATCTAAGTTGGAATTTTGCGACAGTAAAAATTCAAGTGGCAGCAGTGCGGAGCCACAGCCAAAGCCCGATGATAGCTTTATGTCAATTCCTAATGGTATTGACGAGGAATTACCATTTAACTAAGAGTCGGTTGATTACAGGGCAGTCAATAACGGCTGTCCTAGAAAGGAAAAACAATGGATTATACAAACGAAGTATTTGCAGTAATTGCAGAGGAAATATCGAAGTGTAAAGATGGCATAATTACAAGTCATTGTTATAGCGGAGTAAATAAGCTGATAAATGTTGACGATGTGCCAACAACTTATGATATTGACAAGGTTGTAAGACAGTTGGAAGAATTAAAAAGTCAAGTCCCTGTAAACAGAATCCTTGATGACATTATAAAAGATAAACCGAAAGAATTAGGTCAGCTAATTGCTTATGGTAAGGCAATCGAGATAGTAAAGGCAGGTGTCAAGCATGACGATTGATGAAGCGATAGAACACGCAAGAGAAAAAGCTAAGGAGCAGAGATATTATGCGAATTTTGAGCGAAACGGAATGATGTATCAGTCTTGCATTAAATGTGCAGATGAACATGAACAGCTTGCAGAGTGGCTAGAAGAACTGAAAGAAATGCGAAATAATCAAGGGCAAACTGCAGATTTTTGGTATCAAGAAGGTATAAGCAGAGAATCAAAACTGATTTTTGATAAAATCGAAGAAATAAAAAATAGATATGATAGCGAAGATTTTGCAATAATAGGTATTTTGATTAAGATACAAGAAATTGCATTGGAAATTGCAGAATATTTAAAGGCAGGTGGTAACTCTTGAATTATCAGAACATAGCAAGAGCCAAGGCGATTGAACAGGAAAATAAAAAGCGACTATTGAAGCTGAATCCAAAGCTGAACGACAAAAGCGGAATATACTTCTTGCTCCGAGAAGATGAAAACGGATTTAAGTATGCGTATATCGGACAGGCGGTACATACGCTTAGCAGATTGGCAAGCCACCTTGTAGGATATGAACAGCACATAGACCTTAGCTTACGCAAACACAAGCTATACGACAAAGAGAAAAATCCTTATGGTTGGCGAGTTGAATTTCTGAATTTTCCCGAAAGTCAGCTTGACGAGGAAGAGAAGTATTACATTAAGCTATATGCTGATAAAGGGTATCAGCTTAGAAATGTCAGTTTAGGCGGTCAAGGAGAAAATCGTGCTAGTGGTTCAATAGGCGAGAGAAAAGCACCTAAAGGCTATATGCAGGGCATACAGCAAGGTAAAAAGGTGTTGGCAAGAGAATTATCCTCTATCGCTGAAAAACATCTTAAAATCGAAATTAGAGACGATAAGAAGCACAACAAAGTATCGCAGAAACAGTACGAGAAGTTTATGGATTTATTGAAAGCGGGTGAAAGCGAATGACAAAAGCGGAAGAATATTTAAACAAGGCGAAAGAAAAATACGCAGAGGCAGAAAAATACAGAGAGCTTGCCAATAGCTGTTTTAAAAGTAGTGACGATTATAAACTTGCATATAGGTTGGAAAGTGTAGATAGGGTTTTGGATTTTATTCGCGGTGAATACAGAGCAGGCAGAATTTGCGACCTTGAAGCACTATTGTGTCACTGCCAAAATAAGCTGAATGGCAACATTGACGGAACAGAATTAGACCTTGATAAGCATTTTAGAGGAGTTCCCTTTAAGAAAGCTGATAAAAATGACTAACAAAGACTATGATTGCCATTGCTGGAACAATTATCCGAACGAGAATCATAGATACTATGGATGTTCAGATACACCGAAAAAGAGCGGCAAATGGAAATGTGTTGATTGTTACGAATATGTTGGCAAGTCTAAGTTTGGAGCAACACATTGTAGAAAGAAAGTAACTAAACATCAAAGAAAGGAAATAAAAATGGAGATTAATGTTGACAAATCAATAGTTTCCAAGAGCATAAAGCATTATGGCGAGGGAATGCAGTCTGTGGTATGCATGGAAGAGCTTTCCGAGCTGTCACAGGCAATTAGCAAGGAAATTAGAGGTGTAGGTGACAGAAGCAATCTTGTTGAGGAAATGGCTGATGTAATTATCTGTTTGAAAATTTTGAAACAGATTTTCGCGGTCACTAATGTCGAGATTGAAGAATGGGTGAAATTCAAACAGGGACGCAACTTGAAGCGCATAAACTGTGAGAAAAAAGATTAAAATACATCAACCGAAACTTGAAGAAAATAGGAGATTAAAAATGGCAGAACGTAGAATGTTTGCTAAAAAAATAACTGAAAGTGACGCTTTTCTCGATATGCCGAGCAGTACTCAAATGCTTTACTTCCACCTATCTATGAATGCTGATGATGACGGATTTGTTAATAATCCTAAGAAAATACAGCGAATGTGCGGTGCTTCCGATGATGATTTTAAACTCTTACTTGCAAAATCGTTTGTGCTCTTATTTGAAAGCGGTGTAATTGTGATTAAGCATTGGAAAATGCACAATTACATACAGGCAGACAGATACAGACCTACTGATTATGTTGAAGAAAAATCAATGTTGGGGTTAAAGAAAAATAAAGCATATACGCTTGATGTAAACAAAATGGATACAAAATGTATACAAGATGTATCCGTAGGTAAGGAAAGTATAGGTGAGGTAAGTGTAGTTAAGGGTAGTAAAGATAAGGATATAAAAGAAAAAGATATTGATAAATCAATATCTAAAAAGAAAACTGTCTACTACCCTGATGATGAAATGCTAGAGAGCGCTTTTCAGGAATATCTGACAATGAGAAAGAAAATCAAAAAGCCAATATGCACCGAAATGGCATTACACCGAGCTATGAATACTATCGAGAGACTTTCAAAGGGCGATAATGATTTAGCTGTTAAAATACTCAATCAGTCAGTAGACCATTGCTGGCAAGGACTGTTTGCATTAAAGGACAATGAGCCACATTCAGCTAACAAAGGCATCATTGATTGGGATAATGTGTAAAGGAGCGATAAAAATGGCAGAAAAAGAACACAGAATGTCACCTAACATTTCAGAAAGAATGTTAGAAGAAAACAGGCAAGCCGGATATGGCCACGGATATGCAGTTGGCTACAGAGAAGCTATTGACGATGTTGTGAATTTGTTTAAATCAAAGACAACAATGGAAAACAATCTTATTGAGGAAATTGCAGAACATCTAAAGGTGGGTGGCGATTCTTGACAAGAGACGAGACAGTTAAAATCATTCGCATAATGTGTGATTGCTACCCCAATTACAAGCCGAGCAATTTATCAGAGACAGTAGATGTGTGGAATATGATGTTGGAAGAATACAGCTACAGTCAAATATCTATGGCATTGAAAACTTACGTGCATTCCGATACAAGCGGATTTGCGCCAAGCATTGGACAGTTAATCAACAAACTGCATGAGGTTCAATCCCCACAGGAGCTTAACGAAATGGAAGCGTGGTTCCTTGTTAGCAGGGCACTACGAAATGGCTATTATGGTGCAGTTGAAGAATTTAACAAGCTACCACCACTTGTACAAAAGGCTGTCGGGAGTCCTGATAATCTTAGAAACTGGGCGCTGACGGACAGCAAGAGCATTGAAAACGTAGTGCAGTCAAACTTTATGAGAACCTACAGGACAGTTGTTAATCGAGCGAAGGAGTATCAAAGAATGCCAAAGGATATAAAGGCATTGATTGAAAGTACCAATAAAAGCTCGTATTCGGCTCAAATCAGCTCTAAAAATCAACAGACGATAAAATTATCGCTTGAAGATAATAAAAGCCAAAATAAGTCGATTAAAGGCATTCCAATGCCAAAAGAAATTAAAGAACGTATCGAGCAGATGAAAAGATAGGAGGAAAGAGGTTTGTGCGCACAATTAAAGCCGGCTTTACTCCTAGCGAAAAATGATAAAAGACAAATATTCCAGACAAAGGTATGAGGAACGAAAAGCCAGTAACCTTTGCGTGCTTTGTGGAAAACCACTTGATAGAGAAGGTGTGGTTTGTACGGCATGTAACAGCAAACGTACAGCATATGGTCGAGAACTTTATAAAAAATTACAGGCAGTCGGTGTTTGCCCTAGGTGTGGTAAAAACTTGCTATATGGTGACGAAAAAAGCTGTGTTGAGTGTAGGGCAAAATCAGCCGAAGCCATGTCAAAGAAACGTGCTACTGATGTTGAAAAATACAATGAGCGACAAAAAGCATGGCGAAAAGCACGATACGAAAAAGACAAGAAAAATGGCATATGCACACGCTGTCGTAAAAGGAAAGCAGACCCGGGGCATACCACTTGCACATTTTGCAGAGAAACAATGAGAAGAGCACGCGTCAAAATGCCTGAAAGAACCGGCAGATATGAACAAGGACTATGCTTTTTCTGTGACAATCCTGTAAAGCCCGGATATAAGGTCTGCGAAAAACACTATCAGCAGAACGTTAAGAATGCGACTTGCGAAAAGGCAAACTTGGCACGGCAGAAAATAAAAGAAAGGAGTCCACAATGGACGCCTTGAAAGATTTTTACGATTTTTACCGACCACTGCAAAGGAAATATGACTTGCGAATGTTCTACAGAACAAATAGCAAGGAAGCAAAAATAACTATCCGGTGGCGCGGTAAAGAGCTTGTAAAAGTCGCAGAAGAAACTACCGAAGCCTGTTTTATCAGGGCAAAACGAGAACTTGAAGAAAGAATGAAGAAATATGAGCAACAAACTGAAACCAAAGAAAAAGCACAAAGAGCCGGATTTTACATGGACAAAATCCGAAAAAGTTACGCTGAGAAGCAGTAATAACCGCAGAAAGCTCGTAAGGCGGTCTTTCACAGACTTTATGGGCTTAGGCTACTATGTACTGTATTTGCATCATGGATTCGGCAATAAGCGTATTGTAAGGCTTGAAAGAACCATAAACGAGTACCTTGAAAGAGCGCAGACTGAAAATGAAATGAAAACCGAAACGCTTGCCGAACTTTTGAAAGTGAAATACGGCATTGATGTGCAGAAAGAGATTAATTTAATCCCGATGCAACAGCTGATTAGGATTTATCAGAGAAATAATCCACTGACAATAAATGACACACGACAGCTTTTAAATGACACGGCATACAGCTACATGGTTTTAGCGTGTACGGCACTTAAATTGATGTTTAAATTGTCGGTCAGAGAAATTAAAGAGTTTATCGCAGAATTTAGGGGCTTAATCGACACATTGTATAAATTTAATCAATTCGGTCTGACATTGCCAAAGGTGGCACAATGCCTTGCTGATGAAGTTAATTACGTTGATGAAAGGTACATAAAGGTGATTGATTAATGACTTACGCATGGGATAACGACAGTACTCAAAATGCTCACATAAAGCAGATGAGAGACGATAGGCAAAAAGCCTATATGGAAAAGCACAGAGATGATAAGGCATATGAAAGATTCAAGCATATGCCGGATTATGGGAAAGGAGTACAAATAAATGACAAATAGAGAGAAATTTGCAGAACAGATTTTGGATATTGCTTGTGGTGGTAGCAAAATAGCAGTTGACGAAGCAACATTAGAGCCGATAGCATGCTATAAATTAGAGTGTAAACATTGTTTATTCAATACTTACAGTTATGGCTATTGCGGAGATAAAACGAAAAAATGGGCGAATAGTGAATATGTTGAACCGCCTGTTGACTGGTCAGAAGTTGCAGTTGATACACCGATACTGGTAAGAGATAGCAGTTTTTCCGAGTGGGGTAAAAGATATTTTGCGAAATATGATAATGGGGTAGTTTATGCTTGGAGCAATGGAACAACATCGTGGACTGGCGATAGGTGTACACCATGGAAACTGGCTAAACTTCCGGATAAGGAGCAGTAATGGAGAGATTAACAAACAGAGACTATGGAGAAAATTCTTGCGCAGTATATACTTCATATTGCGATGCATGTCATAACAGTGATTGTCATTGCGGACTTGTTGAAGATATGATTGAAAAACTTGCTGATTATGAGGACTTAGAGGAACAGGGCAGACTTATCAAGTTGCCTTGCAAGGTGGGAGATACAGTATATGTCAACGGCGTCTTGGGTTGTGGTGAAGCGGAGAGGTACAGGGTTATCCGAGTCGATTACCACAGTACACTAGGAACAGGGAGAAACGAGTTTTACATTGAAGCTTTGCTTTGCGCAGACCCTGATAGTTCAATAGCCTTTTATGATAAGCAGTTTGGCAAAACAGTATTTCTCACAAAATCCGAAGCCGAAGCAAAACTGAAAGAATTGAGAGGTGGAGAATGACAATTAGTGAGTTTTTCAAAGAGAAATATTCAGCAAGAAAAGATAAAGACAACATGTATGGTGTTGGCATGAGTGATGCCGAATTCCGGCACTTCATCATTGAGTATTTGTTACCGGACGGCTGGTGCGTCTCAGACCCACTTGGACAGTCACAAATCAATGAGATTGCCATTTATGAAATTCTTGAAAAACATTCTAAGAAATTCAGAAAAGAGCACAAGAAATATTTAAAAGAATTGAGAGGTGGAGAATAATGTGTAGTAGCAAACAAATAAAAGAGCTTGCGGAATGTAATGCTATTTACGAGTTTGAAAAGACAGTAAATATGTATGGCAAGGAGTATATAAGATACTATTATAACAAATTGGCTGAATTGAATGGCAGTATTAATAGCACTTGTAACTGCCAGCGCAACAGCAATTCAATAGATAATGAGCCTTGTTGCAGATGTGATAGCAGAAAGGAGAATCGAGAAGTGAAAATTGTGACAGTTAGTGATTTGATAAAAATTCTTGATACAAAAGAAAATAGATATGGTGCTACAGGAAAACCGAGAATATTGAATTTATCTTTAAATGGTAATTTTGCTGGCAGTATTGAAAATGTAAAGTTAGATGGTTATGGAGATGGACTTATTACGGACGTGACGATGGAGATTACCTCATCTAAATTCACAACAACAAATGCCGACATGATAAGGAACATGTCGGATGAAGAGTTAGCAGATTTTTTAGATATTGTCGGAGAAGATGGCATTTCATCACAGTATGCAGATGTTCCGTGTGATTGCTGTTGTGAAAAAACAGAATGCTCTAAATGTTGGAAAGATTGGCTTAAATCAGAAGCAGAATAGGAGGACACTTATGAGTAAATTAATTTTTTTCATAATTTTTATTGGAATTGTTATCGTGGGAATTGGTACGACAGATTAGGAAAAATATGAAAGAAGTGATGAGCATGGAAGATAGATACTTATTCAAGGCCAAGAGAGTTGATAACGGAGAATGGGTGCAAGGATATTATGCAAAAGGCTTAGATGTGTTTACGGATTGTGAAGAAGCACACATAATATTTGAACCTAACACAATGTTTTATTCTAGCGGAGAGACAGACGGATGGTACAAAGTAGACCCGACCACTATTTGCCAATGCACCGGCTTGAAAGATAAGAACGGCAAGCTGATTTGGGAGAATGACATTGTAAAAATAAATAATAGCAAGGGGAATGTGCTTATAACATTTGGAGATTTTGAAATTATATGTACAATTCCTAACGAAAAATATTATAAGCACAGGCTTGAATATGATACTGAATATGAAGTTGTCGGAAACATCTTTGACAATGCAGAGTTATTAGAAAGCGAGGGATAGCATGACAGAAAAGAATAATAAAGAACCAAGCCTATGTAGCGGTTGCAAATATGAGAAAAGTACAAACATAAAGGAACTTTTAGCTTTTTGCACACATTGTAAAAGAGCTTATTCCCACGAAGAGGATAGGGAAATTCACGAGGATAGATATGAGGAGGATATAATATGACAGAGAGTGAAGCAATTAAAATCTGTAATACTATTGGTTTTGCAACATCCTTTAGTAGCCCCCAAGGGATGCCACTAAATACAACTAAAGATGAGCTTGCAGAAGCAATGAGAATAGCAATACAGGCACTTGAAAAGCAGGTATCGAAGAAACCGAGAAAAAACCGATTCGTACAGAGGTATGTTAATAAGAGTATATGCTTATGCATGTCCTACTTGTGGAAATGCATGTTTAGAAAAATACATGAACGAACGGCAGAATACAATGTTTTGCTGGAATTGTGGCCAAAAATTAGACTGGAGTGATGCAGAATGACCAACATAACAACAGCAGTATACACTGCCCTCATAATATTCGGATTAATCGGTCTGACAGAGGTAGCGTTTGCATGGTACGACATCTACGGACGAGATAAGACTGATGATGAGATACAAGAGCAGTGGTGTAGTGAAAATATTAAACATTAATTAATTTATCAGAAAGGAATAGGTTGTGCGCACATAAAACCGAGGTTTCCTTTTGGTAAGAGAAAATGGAAGAAATATGGAAAGACATACCAAATTGCGTTGGATATGAAGTTTCCAATATTGGCAATGTTCGTTCTAAAGACAGACAGATATGGAATGGAAAAGGATATTATATAAAGCATGGCAAAACGCTTAAGCAATCAATTAGCAAAAAGGGATACCATGTTATCACTCACATTCAAGCATTGCCAACGCAACAAGTGCATAGATTGGTTGCAATGGCTTTTATTGAAAATCCTTTTGATAAGCCACAAGTGAATCATATCAATGGCATTAAAACGGACAATAGGATTGAAAATCTTGAATGGTGCAATAATTCGGAAAACCAATTACACGCATACAGGATGGGATTACAAGACAGAAAAAAGTACCATGCCGGTAGGCCTTGTAGAGCTGTATTAAAAATTGATTTGAACACAAAAGAAATTATTTCTGAATATAGTTCAATATCGGAAGCAACAAGAAAAAATAATATGAGAACTAGCTCAAATATCAGAGCGGTGTGTAAAGGATTGAGAAATCATGCCGGTGGATATGGTTGGAAATACAGAGAGGAAGTGATGAAATGCAGCAGATAACATTATTCGACATAACTAGAGAGCCTATCAAGGTCACAAAGCCAATACGTCTTATAGAGTTATTTGCTGGCTGACCGGCTACGGAAGCCAGGCAATGGCACTAAAGAGAATAGGCGCTAAATTTGAGCATTACAGAGTTGTGGAGTTTGATAAGTATGCCATAGCAAGCTATAACGCAGTGCATGGCACAGATTTTCCTACAATGGATATAACTAAGGTTCATGCAGAAGATTTGAATATCTGCGACACAAATGCATTCACTTACTTACTTACTCATTCCCTTGTACGGATTTATCAGTTGCCGGAAAACAAGCCGGAATGTCTAAGGGCAGCGGTACAAGAAGCGGTCTGTTGTGGGAAGTTGAGAGAATACTAACAGAAATCAGAGATAGCAACGGAGAATTGCCACAGATTTTATTCATGGAGAACGTGCCACAAGTACATAGTCAGGATAATATGCCCGACTTTAGGAAGTGGCTAGATTTCCTTGAAAGCTTAGGTTACACAAATTACTATCAAGACTTGAACGCTAAAAATTATGGTGTAGCGCAAAATCGTGAAAGATGTTTTATGTTTTCATTCCTGGGCGAGTACAATTACCATTTCCCACAGCCCATACCACTCAAAAAGAAGTTAAAAGACTATCTCGAGGATAATGTAGATGAAAAGTATTACATTAACAATGAAAAGGCTGACAAGCTGATAAAACAGCTTATTGACAACGGCACATTACCACAACACAATCTTGACAGACAGACAGACAGACAGACAGACAGACAGACAGACAGACAGACAGACTTGCGTTGACGGAACAATCAATAAGCCACAACAGAGAGAAGTTGCGAACTGTATCAAGGCAAGATATGACTGTGGAATATCAAACTTGCGGTCAGATGGAAACTTGGTTGTTAAAGGATATGGGAGAGACGGCAGAAAAACAGATTGATGTAGCCGTAACTCTTAGGGCAAGAGATTATAAAGGCCTTGATAATTATGGAAGTAATGGAGTGATTGAATGGAAAAACTAACAGATGCTATCGGAATAACGCTTTTTGAAAGCAAAAAATTCGGTGGCGAAAAGGTACTTAGGGGGGATTTGCCCTACCCTAAGAGCCAATAAAACAAGTAGCGGAGTGATTGAAGTAATGGCAGATGTAAATGTAATAGGCTCTCTTGAAGCAAAATTTGAGAGTACCAACAGAATTTATGATGTGGGGGGGTGCAGTCCAACATTGAGTACAATGCAAGGTGGCAATCAAGAGCCGAAAATTCTTGAAGAGCAAATTCCATGCAAATTAGATAAAATGCCTAACGGACACTTAGACAGCTTAGATAATGCGGAAATATGCGACATTAATACACCTACTGCAAGCACAGTGACATCACGATATTATAAAGGCATAGGCAGTCATAAAGACAATATGTGCATAGTTGCTATGCGTGGCAGAAATCCCAATAATCCGTCAGATAGAACTGCGGGAAGTCTAACAGAGCAGAGATTAGAGGTGAATATGCAAGGTACAAGTAATTGCTTAACGAGTGTGCAGAAAGATAATTTATTGCTTGAAAATAATATCCAAAAAGTCGGTCAAATATCAAGCAACGGTTCCCAATGCGGTACAGTTATTTCTGATAATGGCATATCGGCTAATCTTGTAGCCGAAACACACGGATATGCGAATAGCCATATTGCCACGCAATATCGTATTAGAAAGCTGACACCGAGAGAGTGTGGACGGCTAATGGGTGTATCTGATGAAGATATTGACAAAATGGCAGTAGTAAACAGCAATACGCAGTTGTATAAGCAATTCGGCAACTCAATTGTGGTAGATGTTATGTGTGCTATGTTTAAAAATCTGAATATTAAGCAAGGAGATAGCAATGAAGCACTACAAGCCAATTAAATGTGTAGTCTGTAGCAAGATATTTACACCGACCGCAGCTAACCAAAATACGTGTTGTGAAGCACACAGACAGCAGAGAGCTACAGAATTAAGAAAAATCAGAGAAAAGAAAAGACTCAAAAGAAAGCCTGTCAAGAAAAACAAACTTGCGGAAATCTGCGAGATTGCTAAGAGCAAGGGCATGAGTTACGGACAATATATGGCAGAACAATATAAAAAGGAAGTGACGATAAGATGAATAGCAGAACTATAAGTGATATAGAACCAATCGAAAGACAATGTGTATACGAGGACAACAAGCCGTGCAACAGTTCATGCCGATACTCAAATACTTGTATACACAGTGCAAGCAAAACCGAAGAATAGGAGACAGGTCTATGAAGTTTTCGAAGCTGACTAGACCGGAACTTGAAGAAATTTTAAAAAATGCCAATTTCACAGACGAAGAAGCGGAAGTTTTTGAGTTGCTAGTTGCTGATAAGAGCCTTGAAGAGGTATCGCAGAGACTATTAATCTCAAAAACGACCACTTCCCGGAGAGTGGCAGACATTAAAGAAAAGATAGAAAGGAGTCAGGCGATGATTAACAAAGTGCCAATATGGGAAAAGGTAACGCTGACGATTGATGAGGCTGCGGAATACAGTAACATCGGAATTAACAGAATCAATGATATGCTTAATAATCCCTCGTGCCCTTTTGTACTTTTTGTTGGAAGAGGCAAGCGATTAGTCAAGCGCAAGGAGTTTGAAAAATACCTCGAAAAGACAGATAGTATATAGATATATTGAATTATGAGCCATTATGTAGTAATATAGATATTATCATATAATGGCTTTTGATTTTGAAAGGAGCCATAAATCAGTATGGGAAAGGATTTGAGAGGAAAAGAGCTGGGAGTCGGAATAACCCAGCGCAAGGACGGACTCTATCAGGGCAGATATAAAGATAGGTTCGGCAAGAGCAAGACAATTTACAACAGCAAGTTGTCAGAACTGCGGAAAGAACTTAGTAAAGCAGTGACCGACAATCAACAATTCACAAGTGTTAGAGACAGCATTACCCTTGATGTGTGGTTTGACAGGTGGATGAATGTATACAAGAAAAAGAGGGTGCGCCCCAATACCATTAGGGAGTACACGCATATATATAAGAAGAACATTTCACCATACTTAGGGAACCATGAAATAACATCTATTCGCAAGTCAGATGTGCAGTTACTTATCGACAAAGCTTCTGACGATAACTATAAGTATGAGAGACAGAGCAAAATCAAGGTTATTTTAAACGACATGTTCAGTAGAGCTACGGAAGATGACCTGATGATTAAAAATCCGGCGAAAGGTGTAAAGCTGAGAGCAGACAAGGAAGTTAATGCTTTTGCATTGACAGTAGAGCAACAGAGCGAGTTTTTTGAAGCATGTAAAGGCACATTTTACGACAACATGTATAATGTGGCAGTTAATACAGGCTTGCGCCCAGGAGAACTGTTTGCACTCACGATTGCAGATATACATATGGACGAGGGATATATTGATGTTAATAAGACGCTTGTGTATCAGAAATACCTTGAAGATAAAGGCAAGACATTTCATGTTGAGCCACCAAAAACCAAGCAGAGTTACAGACACGTACCAATTAACAGTGTGTGCAAGGAATATCTGACGAAACAATTTGAGCTTAAAAAGATAGTTTCGACACGCAGGCCTAAAGAACAGAACGAATATTTGTTTGTTACAAGGTTTAACACACCAATTAATTCGGTTATATACAGCGACTCTATACGTTCAGTTGTAAGACGGATAAATGATACAAAGAGCAGTGACAATGAATTTCCATTTTTTAGCGGTCACACATTCAGACATACGTTTGCGACAAGATGTTTTGAGTCAGGCATAGAGCCGAAAGTTGTTCAATCATATTTGGGTCATGCAACACTGAAAATGACAATGGACTTGTATACACATGTTACACCTGAAAAGTCGTTTGCCGACATTGAAAAAATCGTTAGCACCGACAACAAAATCATAGAATATAGAAGAAAATGTGTGTAGTAAGTGTGTAGTAGTACACACTCTCAATTTACAGAATGTTGAAAAATCAACGCTCGTAGGGCATTTTTGTACTAAAACTGGTAAAATTATTATGT